CTCGAGGATATCTCTTCGATGATGCACTACTCAATGTCAAGCATCGCTCATACATACTATCCTGAGGCAAAAAAGAAATTGCTTGAATTATGCAAGTAATTGCATGCGATTGCATTTACTAACAAAATGAATTTGTATTATTATGTTATCGTGGAATAGAAAGAGAGGGACATGACATCATGCCCAAAGGACCTGGATGGGTCCTTTTTTCTATGGCTTGATTTTTATAAGTATGACTAACAATCCAAGATATGCAAATGGTTCAAAGAGAAGAAAGAACCGTGCAAGAATCAAGGCAATGGGATTGCCGTGTGGGATATGTGGTGGAAAGCTTGGACCTATACATTACGATGAGCCAAGCGATTACAGACATCCTCTTTCCTTTGTGGTAGACGAGATAAAGCCAGTGTCGCGATGGAAGGAATTTGGTTACGCTTCAGCCAGGGCTTGTGCCGAGGACTTCGACAACCTTCAGCCAGCGCATTACATATGCAATCAGATGAAATCAAATAAAATAAACTATTCAATCGAATCGAATGAAGGAAATCGAATGGACAAGATGATTGCAATGTCTAAAAAAAGCGAAATTGATGGCGACTGGTAATGCCAGGGGAGGGAACCCCCACTACACACCCCAGGCGAGTTCCCACGCCCAGCGCTAATTTACACACAGGGGAAAAACGAGGTCGGCTGAAAATGAAAAAAATGGCAACAGTGACATCAAGAGGAGACCGCAGGGAGCAGCTTACAACGCTGGCCCAGCATATAGCAAAGAGGCTTGATTCATGCGAGTCGGACATGATATATGCGCAGCTTTCGAGACAGTACAGGGATACCCTCAGGGAGATTGATGCCCTTGGCATAATCGAAGATGATGATGAAATAGGTGAGCTTATTAATGAAAGAAAGAGTGATAGGAAGTCAGGAGCCGTCCGCTAGGATATCGGCTGAATACGACTATACTGACGGATATGACGCTTCAAGGATACTGAGAGCTTCAAGGCTGTATCCTGATCCGTGGCAGGAGACGGTACTTTGCGACTGGATGGCAAGGGACGATGACGAATGGTCAAACACGTCATGTAATCTTTCAGTTCCTAGGCAGAATGGCAAGACGCTCATAACAACAGGAAGAATTGCAGCAGGAATGATACTTTACAACGAATGGGTGATATATACAGCCCATCTCCAGAAGACAGCTACAGAGACATTTGCAGAGCTGAAGGCACTGTTTGAAAGCAGGGCGCTGAAGAAGTATGTAGCTGAGATAAAGGAAGCTTTAGGACGTGAGGTCATAAGGCTGAAGAGCGGAGCAAGATGCGTGTTTGTCGCAAGGACGAGAAATGGTGGCCGTGGACTTCATGGTGACCTGCTTGTGTTTGATGAAGCACAGGAGCTCACTTCCGATCAGCAGGCTTCATTCCTTCCGGCAATTTCAGCGTCAAGAAATCCGCAGACAATATATCTAGGAACACCACCAGACGAGAACAATGATGGTGGTGTTTTTCGTTCAAACCGCAGCAAGGCGCTTGATGGAGGAACATCAAGAACGTCGTGGATAGAGTTCTCAGTTGATGAGATAGGAGATGTCAGCGACAGGAAGAGATGGGCTTCAACAAATCCGGCACTTGGTAAGAGAATGAAGCTCTCGACAATAGAGTCGGAGTATGAGCAGATGGACGCTGACACGTTTGCGAGGGAACGACTCGGATGGTGGCAGCCAGTCGCGAAGGAAGCGATAGACCTTGCTATTGACAGGAGTAAATGGAACATGTGCATGAGCTCTTCATTCAAGCCTGAAGGAAAGACGGCATATGGAGTGAAGTTCTCTTCAGATGGAACTGAGGTTTGTCTATGCGGTGCAGTGACTCCATCTGACGGAAAGGCAAGAATAACGCTCATAGAGAGACGCTCGACAAGTTCCGGAATCCAGTGGCTTGCTGAATGGCTTAATGAAAGATACAAGATAGCTTCATGCGTAGTCATTGATGGAAGGAATGGCGTTGACCTTCTCGTAGAGAAGATTGCTCCAACATGGAAGTACAAAGGATCAGTTATAAGAGCATCATCAAAGGATGCAATTGCATGTGCGTCAATGCTGATAAACGAGGTCAACGAAGGGACACTGACATGGTATGAAGGACAGGAGCAGCTTAGCGAGAGTGCTACGACTTCAATCAAGAGGCCAATAGGCGGTGGATTCGGCTTTGGAGGAGAAAACTCAGCACCAATTGAGGCAGCAGCGCTTGCATTATGGGGAGCACGCACAAGCAGGCGTGACCCGACAAGAAAGATGAGGGTAGGTTAATGGGATTCAATGATTATCTTGCAATCGGAAAGGTGGCAGGGCTTGATGATGTAGAGCAGCAGGACCTTGACACGCTTGTCGATATTTTCAACAGGCATAGGTCAAACAATGACATAAAAGACAAGTATTATGATGGAATGATCACGCTAAGTGATGTCAACCTGGGCATTGCAATACCTGACAGCATGAAGAACATCGAGTTTGACTGCGGATGGGGAGCAAAGGCTGTTGACGTTCTTGCGGCGCGATCAATGTTTGACGGATTCGTAGGAACGGGTGGAAAGAACAGCGATAGCGTGAATGCCATTGTTGAAAGAAACAATCTCATATATGAGTATTCAAAGGCATGTACTGATGAGCTGAAGTACGGATGTACGTTTGCCACGCTTTCTGAGGACGAGGATGGACTGACGGCAATACGTTTCCACTCGCCAAAAAGCGCAGCTGCGTTATGGAACGGAGAGAAAGGAAGAATTGGATGCGGACTAGCAATAATCGATGAGATTTATGATGAGGCACAAAGCAACTATTTGCCTTCACTTGTCAATTACTATACAGATGAATTTACGATAGTACTTGAAAGAATCGGAGGAAGATGGGAGCCTGAATTTCATGAGAATCACATTGGAAGGCCACTCATTGAGCCACTTATCTGGAATCCGACGACAGGAAAGCCATTTGGAAGGTCAAGGATTGACTCGCCAGTGAGAAATCTCATCAACAACTATGTAGGTGTCATGGCCGACATGAGAATTGCCGTTGAGTTTGACACAGCGCCTCAGAAGTACCTTCTTGGCGTGACGGATGAGCAGTTTGATTCAATCGTCAACAACAAATTCAAGAACTACGTTGGTTCAGTGCTTGCTGCAACTGCTAACCCGGAGACTGGTCAGAATCCGCAGTTTGGGCAGCTTTCACAGGGCAACATCGAGCCACATGTTCAGGCAATCAGGCTGATTGCAACACAGTTCTGTGCAATCACAAGCCTGCCAGTTACTGATGTAGGTATCATAAATGATGCCAATCCAACAAGCTCGGATGCCATTCTTGCACAGACGCAGAGCCTTGTATCACTGGCTGAGAAGCTCAATGCTGGAAATGGCATAGCACTTGTGAATATCATCAAGATGGCTATGGAGCTTGATGGAATAGATATTGATGAAAGCATCATTGCTCACTTCAGGAACCCAGCTATGCCTAGCGTATCAGTCACTGCTGATGCGGCCATCAAGATTGCATCAGCAAGACAGGGATTCTCTACAACTGACGTTTTTCTTGAGATGATTGGATTCGATCAGGCTGATATAAGAAGAATCCGAGCACAGGAGAGGGAGGCGGTCGGAAGACAGCTACTCAGCAACGAGTTCAGCCAGATTGCACAGAATACACTGAATGGAAATCAGCCTAATGCTGATAAGGAACAGAATGGCGGTAACTCAAATGAAGATATCACAAGCTAGCTGGGAGGCATACGTCAGCACGCTCGCAAAGATAAACAAAAAGGCAGCTGTCATGACGCAGGCTTACATTGACAGGCACGGTGTCGGAGACACGAAGAGGCTTGTTGACTTTGCAAATAAGGTTATCAAAACTTATGGAAGCGCAAATGGTGCTCTTGCTTGCCAGATGTACAATGAGCTTGCAAGGCTTCAGGATGCGAGCGTACCGGATGCCGAGATGGCTGAACTGCCTGATTATCCTGAGGTTGCCAGGGCTGTATATGGAACCATCAATAATCGGCATTCAACGATACCGGCGACGGTTGAGAGAATGACGAAGCAGGTTGGAGCTGACACCATGCTCAAGAATGCAAGAAGGGACAATGCCGAGTGGGCCTGGGTGCCTAACGGAGCAGAGACGTGCGCTTTCTGCATAACGCTTGCGTCACAGGGATGGATGCCTGCTTCAAGGGCACAATTGAATGGAAGCCATGCTGAACACATACATGCGAACTGCATGTGTGAGTTTGCAATTCGCTTTGATCGTGAAACAGAGATAGATGGATATGACCCTGACAAGTATTATGACATATACATGAATGCTTCGGATGATAATGATTCAGTTAAGAAAATTAATGCACTGAGAAGAAAACTTTATGAAGCGAAAGGAGAAAATCATGACACAGGGACTTAAGCCACATCACCACCAGTACTTCGAGTACGGAATCAAATCACGCTACGACACTGAGAGAGGCGTCATGGTAAAAAACATAACATACATGTGCATGATATGCGGACGAATGACTCACGAAGTGTATGAGGAATATGTGCCACCTCCTAAGCAAAAGAAGCCAAAGGCACTTATGAGATACAAGAGAAATCATGGTGGATATAAATGATTCATATCATTTGTGGCGCACCATGTGCAGGCAAAAGCTGATATCGTGCTTATTGAAACTGCAAAAGATGAATGCCTGAAAAGGGCAAGCGAAAGACCGGATGGAACGAAAGAAGCAATTGAGAAATGGTTCAGCAAGGCTGGGCCGTTTATCAAACAAATGGCAACTCGTGCCAAAGAAGAAAAACGAGGAATGACTCAAACATCAGGAGGAAAATTGATGGATAAAGAAGGAAACAATACTGCTTCTTCTACAGAAGAAGGGCAGGGCCGCACATTTACTCAGGAAGAGCTGAACGCAATTCTTGGTGAAAGAATCAGCAAGGAAAAGAGCAAGTATGCGGATTATGAATCTTTGAAAGAGAAGGCTGCAAAGTTCGACGAACTTGAGGAAAAGAACAAGAGTGCTCTTGAAAAGGCAAACGAGGCAGCTGCCAGCTACAAGAAGGAGCTTGAAGAGCTTAAGAAGACCAACTCAATCAAGGAGATCAGGGCGAAGGTGTCAGACAGCATGAAAGTTCCATTGTCGCTTCTTCACGGAACGACTGAAGAGGAATGCAAGGCCGAGGCAAAAGCTATCCTTGAATTTGCAAATCCTGGAGCTAGAAGAAGGATTCGTGATGGTGGCGATACGGGAAGAAACGGAAAGCAGTCAGCGAAGGACGCATTCGATACATTCATGAATGAGAATTTTTAATAAGAGTAAAAAGGAGAAATAGAATATGGCAGAACTAAAGACAGGAAGAGGCGCTATTGACCTACCAACAGAGGTATCAAGCGAGATCATTCAAAAAACACAGGAATCATCATCAGTAATGCAGCTTTCACGCAGTATCACGCTTCCAGGAAGAGGCATCACTATTCCAGTTATTGCAGGCGATCCTGAGCCAGCATGGGTCAATGAGACTGAAAAGAAGAAGGTTGCTGATCCACAGCTATCAACAAAGAAGATGACAGCATACAAGATGGCAGTCATCGTTCCGTTCTCAATGGAATTCCGAAGAGACAACTCAGCACTCTATAATGCACTTGTCAACAGACTTCCACTAAAGCTTGCTGAATTATTTGACGCTACAGTATTCGGAAAGGTTGAAAAACCAGGCGAGAACTTTGACCAGCTTTCATCTGCTGCTGCTTATGACATCTCAAAGAACACTTACGACGGCCTTGTTGCTGCTGATACGGCTATTGCCGTCGCTGGATACGCTTCAAACGGCTATGTAATCTCACCACAAGGCAAGGGGATCCTTTTAGCTGCGAAGGACACTACAGGACGTCCGCTGTTCATTAATTCAGTTGCTGAGGGAGCAGTGCCAATGATTCTCGGAACTACAACAATGCAGACAAAGGGTGCATATGTCGCAAAGGGAGCTTCGACACCTGAAATTGTTGGAGCGGTAGGCGACTGGACACAGGCAGTCGTCGGAAATGTTTCAGGCATCCAGGTATCAGTATCAGATCAGGCAACTCTTGATACATCAGCAGGCACAATCAACTTGTGGCAGCAGAACATGTTTGCCGTAAGAGCCGAGATTGAGCTTGGATTCAGATGCAATACTGAAGCGTTTGCAAGACTTGCAAACGGAACAGCTGCATAATGACTGAGCTTAAGCACTGTTCATTTGATGTCGTCGTATGGGTTGATGATAGCCGAGTAGATGAATATCTAGAACTAGGCTATCATCTGCCTTCATCATCAAAAGAGAAGCCAAAGACAGCCAGGAAGACGGCAAGAAAGAGCCAGCCTAGGAAAGGGTGATGCCTATGAAACAGTATGTGACTGTTGAAGAGATTGAAAATGGATACCGCAAGCTGAGTGAGGATGAATCAAGATTATGCGATGACCTCATTGCCGAGGCCAGTGTGCTTATTGACGCATACGCATTGTCGGCTGATGAAGAAATCAAGAAGATTGTTGCAAAGAGAATGATAAGAAGAGCAATCGCAAGCAGCGGAGCAGGAACTGTGCCGTTCGGTTCAAATGGCGGAACAGTGTCAGCAATGGGATACTCACAGTCGTTCACAATGACAGGAACGGTTGGAGAGGTTTATCTTTCACGTGCTGAAAAGAACATGCTTGGAAGCAAGGCAAGAATTGGCTTTGCTAGTCCGCTTGAAGAGGAAAAGGCATGATTAAGGGTATTGATGTAGTTCTCATTGAACGAACGTCTACAGGGAAAAAAGACGACTTCAATATGGAAGTCTATGAAGAGAATGAGACTGTCATTCACAATGTTCTAGTTGGAAGCCCGACAAGCGAGGAAATCGTTGATACGCTAAATCTCTATGGTAAAAAGATTGATTATGTCATTGCAGTGCCAAAAGGAGACAATCATAAATGGGAGAACTCACGTGTGAAATTCTTTGGCAGGACTTTCGAAGTCGTAGGAATTCCTACAATGGGTATAGAGGAGAACATACCGCTATGCTGGAACAAGAAAGTGAAGGTGGAGGCAATTGAGTAGCTTCAGGTTTGAGCTTGACAGTGCTGGTGTAGTCGAGCTGATGAAGTCGGAAGAGATGCGTGCAATCCTTGAGCAGCATGGCTCAAACGTACAGTCATCAGCTGAAAACATGCTTGATGACAGCGTAGCGATGAACATCGTTGATTCGCGAGACCGTGCGAAGGCAATTGTTTCTGTTGAGGGAAACTCGGCATACTTCAAGAACCTTGAGACAAATGCGCTTCTTAAATCATTGGGAGGAGACTGATCATGATAGAGAAGACAGTACTTGGACATCTTAGCAGAAGTCTTGAAGTGAAATGCTACATGGAGCGACCGCCTTCAGCAGTTCTTCCATTCATCCTTGTTGAAAAGACGGGAGGCTCAAGAAACAATTATCTTGATGGTGCGACTTTTGCAATCCAGTCATACGGAAGGACGATGCTTGAGGCAGCGGAATTAAATCAGCTTGTAAAGAATGCAATGAATCATCTTGCTGACAGCGTTGAAGTTTCAGCGTGTCATCTCAACAGTGATTACAATTTTACTGATACACGTACAAAGGAATACAGGTACCAGGCAGTGTTTGACATATCCTACTGGGATTAGTCAGCTGCCTTTTTTTCTTGAAGGGAGAAAACAAAATGGAAAAGAACAACGTTAATTTTGGAAAGCCTAAAGTTGGAGGCGCAATCTTCATTGCACCGCTGAACGGAACAGCAGCGCCAACAATGCCAAAGAGTGCGAAGGAAGAGCTTGGAGCAATGTTCAAAAACGCAGGATATGTTGAGGACGGAGGAATCAAGAGCACAATCAAGAAGGATGTTGACATCAAGTACGCGTGGGGAGGAACTGCTATCGGTGCAAACAACAAGAAGACTGAAGTGGCAATGCAGATTCCGCTGATTGAGTCACGCAATGAGGATGTACTGAAATTCGTTTTCGGAAACAGCAACGTAAAAACTGACGAGAACGGAATTGCAGTTGACATCAACGGAAATGATGAAACAGAGTGGATGGTGGTCATCGACATGGCGACAAGGGGCGGTAAGGTTCATAGAATCGTAATTCCTGATTGCATCATCACCTCGCTTGGTGATATCTCGTACAAGGATGACGATATCGTCAAATATGAAACAACTGTAACGGCACTTGAATATGACAACAATGGCAACTATCAGAAGGAATATTGGGAGAAATAGGATATGGCAATCGTAAAGGGAACTACAAAGACAGGATTTGAATATGAATATGATGAAAAGATCCTTCATGACTGGGAGCTTACAAAGCTCATGGCAAAGGCGGAAAATGATGATCCTGCTGCAAGCGTTCAGATTTTCTATTTTATCCTGGGTGAAGAAGGTGTAAAGAAGCTTGAGGAGCACTGCTCTAAAGGCGGAAAGAACAGGGTCACTGTCGAAAGAATGACTAACGAAATAAAGGACATCATTATGAACGACAGTGAGACAAAAAACTCACAGGCCTAGCGTATGCGATGGCAAGATACGAAGACGAGCTAATATGTGATATGGCTCGTTTTTATCATATCTACAGCTATCGCAAATATGACCCCGTCTACATTGCAACCTTATTTGGGGGGCTAGGTGACGATTCAAGGGTTGCCATGAAAATGAACAATATGATGTGTGACAACATGACGTACATACTCGCAATGATAAAGGATGAACTTGCCGCAATAAACTATAGTCTTTCAGCTGACGAGCAAAGGGAAAAACCGGAATTACTTACTGAAAGGCTGATACAGACGGCTGATGAAATAAAGAAAAGCGAGATGAGTACAGGCTTCGACAGTATAGAGAGCTTCAATGAATGGTACGAAGGAAAGGTAGGTAATGAAAATGGCAGATCTTGGTAAGGCATATGTCCAGATCGTTCCGTCGGCGCAGGGAATTAGTGGATCTATCACGAACGTCCTGAAAGGCGAGGCAGGAATTGCCGGAAGCACTGCCGGAAAGCAGGTCACGGATGCTGTAACGAAGTCTATATCAGGTGCACAGACATCATGGACCTCATCGCTCGCAAAGGTTGGCGGAATTATTGCTGGAGCCTTCGCAACGGCAAAGGTCATTGCGTTTGGTAAGGCATCCGTTGATGCAGCAAAAAGTTCTGAACAGGCAAACACGAAGCTGAATACGATCCTCAAGCAGAGAATCCACGCATCGGATGAGAACATCAAGAGCGTATACAACATGATTTCAGCTCAGGGAAAGCTTGGAGTTGTGAGCGGAACTGCACAGAAGAGCGGTGCTCAGCAGCTGGCCACTTTCCTAAGCTCTACAAAATCGCTTAATGTGCTGATACCTGCAATGAACAACCTTGCCGCACAGCAGAAGGGCGTCAATGCAACATCAGAGGACATGATTAATTATGGAAACATGTTTGGCAAGGTCATGCAGGGGCAGACTGGCGCACTCAAGCGTGTCGGCATTACATTTGACGAGCACCAGGAGAAAGTCCTGAAGACAGGCAATGAATACCAGCGTGCCGCAATGCTTGCCGAGATTATCAGAAACAATGTCGGTGACATGAACCAGGCTATGGCAAATACTGATTCAGGAAAGATCAAGAAGGCTGAGATGAACTTCGGAGCACTCAAGGTTGCCGTAGGTCAGCGATTGCTTCCAGTTGTTGCCGAGTTCAAGAGCAAGCTTGGAGATGTTGCAGGATTTATCACGACGAGCGTTCTTCCTAAGTTCGACAGGTTCACGAAGTGGTTCAGCAGCGAGGCAAAGCCAAAGATAGACCAGTTTTCGTCGGCGCTTTCAAAGACGCTGAAGCCAGCTTTTGAGCAGGTAGGCAAGTTCATAGAGAAGACGCTCATTCCTAATCTTGAGAAATTCGGAAAGTGGATATCGTCAAACAGGGCAACTATTGGACTGCTTGCAAGCGTCATCGGTGGCGTTGCAGTGGCGCTTGCAGCGCTTAATGCAGCAAGTGCGGTAATAGGAGTCATTGCCGGCGTTGTAACGGCACTCAAGGGAGTATTCACGGCACTGTCAATGATAAAGAGCGTATCGGGAGTATTTGCACTCATCAAGCTGGGAATCGCTGCTATTGGCGGACCGGTAACTATCGTAATTGGTGTCATAGGTGCGCTTGTTGCTGCATTCACATACTTATGGAACACTAACGAAGGATTCAGAAATGGAGTCATCGGCATTTGGAATTCGATCAAGACAACCGCTTCATCGGTTTTCGGTTCTATCGCTTCGACGATATCAGGCGTATGGAATGCCATAACGGCAGGAGTTTCTACGGCATGGAATGGCATCAAGAACATCATTTCTACCGTATGGAATGCAATTTCCAGCGTTGTAAGCGTCGGAGTGAATGCCGTCAAGACGGTCATGCTTGTTGTCTTTGCGCTCATCATGAATCTTATAGTTCCAATAATCAATGGATGGCTCAATGTGTTCAAGACTGTATTCAACGCCATCAAGACAGTCGTGACGACTGCAGTCAATGCCGTCAAGACTGTCATAACAACAGTATTCACAGCCGTGTCTAGAGTCGTGTCTACTATATTCAATGGAATCAAGAACGTGGCGACAACAGTATGGAATGGCGTGAAGGCTGCTGTTAGCGGCCCTGTCAATGCCATCAGGAGCGTCGTGTCAAGCGTCTTTGGAGCAGTGAAGAGCACTGTCAGCAGCATATTCAATGGAATAAAGTCAACGACTTCGAGTGTATGGAATGGAATAAAGAATGCCATAACATCACCCATTACAGCTGCAAGGGATACTGTCAGCAATATCGTCAACAAGATCAAGAGCACTGTAAAAAACATCTTCAATGGAATAAAGCCTAAACTAAATCTTTCGCTTCCTCATATCAGCGTATCCGGTGGAACTCCTCCATGGGGAATTGCCGGAAAGGGTAAGCTTCCATCATTCAGCGTAAAGTGGTACAGAAAGGCAGAGGATAATCCTTTCATGTTCAGAAGTGCTACATTATTCGGCGCTGGTGAGCACAATGACGAGATACTATATGGCAAGTCAAGCTTGATGAGGGATATCAGAAACGCATCGGCATCAGGCAACAGGGATATCATTGAGAAGCTCGACGAGGCAATCGAAACGCTCAAGAAGCTGACAGGACTTGATATCAAGCTTGTCGTAAATGGCAGACAGCTAGCATACGAGATGGTTGATGATATCGATCAGGCGCTTGAAAAGAAAAGAAGATGGAGAAAGTAGAATATGAACATTGAGAGATACGAAAGGAAGATAGGCAATGTGAAATTTGGAAGTCATGACATGCTTCGTGATTACGGGGTAATCATGACTTCTTTTGATATTGGAATGCCTTCCCAGAAGAGATCTTCTATCGAGGTACCAGGAATGGATGGAGTCATTGACCTGACATATGCTCTCAGCGAACAGAAGATATATGAAAACAGGACGGCATCAATGACATTCGAGATACTATTCAGGAAAGGCGCTGATCCGTGGGATATACATGAGAGGATTGCGAATGAAATTCATGGAAACGAGATGGACATCTTCCTGTCATTCTATCCTGGGTGGCATCTTGAAGGTAATGTCAGCGTTGATGGAATGGGAATGAATGACGGTACGGCAACGTTTAAGGTGACATGTGACTGCAATCCGTACTTCATTAAAAACAGCCTTACGAGGGCAACATATGATGTATCAGGTGCAATGGATGTTTATATAAGGAACGCAACGAGATGGACAATACCGTCAACTGAAGTGGCAGGAACTGTATCTGTAAAGACGGATGATGCAGCTGTGTCGCTTAGCACTGGGAAAGGAAGGAATGCCGCAATCGTGCTCAAGAGCGGAATGAATCGAATAACGCTTGGAGGAAGCGGAACAATAACATTTGAATATCAGGAGGAAAGGCTTTAAATGTATAAGATATATATTGGTGGAAGTCTTGCATACAGCCCGTATGAAAAGGAGTTTGCTGTATATGATGCAACTCTATCAGTAGAGCAGAATCAGCCTGATACGTTCGAGTTTACGCTTCCATTTACAAATCCATTTGTCAACAGCATAGAGAAGATGTGCACGGAGGTAAGGCTGCTTCGTGATGATGAGCTCATGTTTGTCGGAGTTGCTTGTGAGGACACGCTTAATTTTGACAACAGCAGGACGGTTAAATGTAAGGGCGACCTATATTTTCTCAGCCAGTCAATTATCCGACCTTATTCTTTTCAGGGGAGTGTTAAGGATTATTTCAAGCTACTCATAGATGCTCACAATGCTGAGAGTGAAAGAAAATTCTATGTCGGCAGTGTAACCGTGACTGATCCGAACGACTACATCACTCGTGCATCAAGCGACTATCCCACAGTGTATAAGGAAATCACTGACAAGTGCATAGGACTTTTGGGCGGATATCTTGTCATGCGTTATGTTGATGGAAAGAGATACATTGACTATCTTGATGACTACAATACAGTAAATGAGCAGACAGTTGAGTTTGCCATGAACATAAGTGATGTAAATGTAGACAGTGACGTGCTTGAGCTGGCAACAGTCCTCATGCCAAGAGGTGCAAACATTGAAAGCGGAGGAACTGAAGAAGATCAGCAGTCAGTCGAGAAGCGCATAGACATCACTTCAGTAAATGATGGCAAGGACTACATACAGGATGATGAGGCAGTTGCAAGATACGGAAGAATAATGAAGGTAGAGACATGGGACGATGTGACGCTGCCTGAAAACCTTCTTAAGAAGGCAAAGAAAAGGCTGAAGGAGCTTTCAAGCATGACGAAGGTGATAACGCTCAAGGCTGTTGACGTGTCAGCTGTAAGGAATGTATCTCCATTCAGCCTTCATCAGTACATTCATGTAATTTCAAAGCCAAATGAAATTGATGATCTTTATCTTCCGACAAAGATAGACATGAACGTTTTCAGTCCTGAATCAAACTCTATAGAACTGACAGTTTCGTCAATGACGCGAAATGAGACAAATGCGAGAAGGACGGTTCATGGAAGCTTCATCGATACGACTGGATCTGTTGAAAACAATACTTTTGACAAGCTGAACAGGATTGTAGAGGATTACAGTTCGAAGATAAACCAGCAAAAGGATAGCATCTCGACTGAGGTTGCAAGAACCAAGAAAGAGATGATTGACTACACTGACAATTCACTCAACGACTACTACACGAAGGACGAGACAGTATCACGCATCTCATTGGAAGCTGATAGAGTCAATTCGCTCATATCGAAGGTCCAGAGCGCGCTTGTCGGAACCGTCAACCGCCTTGTCGAACTTAATCGAATCACGGCAAAGACGAAGCCTTCGGATGATTCAGTCATTAAGTTCGAGAGCAACAACCTCAAGCTTGGTTATGCAAAAGATGGAGCCTTCGAGCTCTATAAAAGCGAGAACTTCACAGGACTTTATGACTCATCGAAGACGCACTCGCTTCTTGCCGTCGTGAGAACCGAGGACAACTCTTCACAAAGCATCACGATAAAGGCTGGCAACCGCACGTCAACGGCAAAAATTGACGGTGACTATACAAGAATTACGATTGACAGCATCAGCTTTGCTGACAGCAAGTCAATATCAGTCTCATGCACATCCGGCGTCTATCTGTGCTTCGACAAGCTGAGACTCATCGAAGCCGACAAATATGTTGACATCGCTGAAGGAATAACTTCACTGACGAACTCAGTCACGCAGACGCAGGGAACGGTTGAGTTCATATCGTCACAGCTTGATACCTTGAAGAGCGATATTGACGGAGCGTCCGAGACAAGCGAGAGAATCAAGAAGTACGTCATCTTCAATGAAGACCCAGATGACGCATCGCTGACACTCTGCACTTCAAGAGATTCGAGCGGAAAGCCTACGGGATTCACTATGAAGCTGACGCCAAAGGCGCTCAACTTCTATCAGAACTATGGGGACACTGAACCAATTGCTTACCTCACTAACTCGAACCTCTACATCACGAAGGCGGTAGTCGTTCAGTCATTCAGGGTTGGACATCACATCTGGACAGCCACTAAGACTGAATCTGGTGATGACATGCTTGTTCTCGATTACATCGGAGGTGATGCATAGAAATGGCAACTATTACAATTGGAAGCACAGCCGGACAGAGACCTTACTTACAGCTGAATGTATGGGAGTCATCAACAAATACAGGCGCGAACCAGTCAACTGTAAGCTTCGGTCTCATTCTCAAGAGGCCGTCAAGAATATCTTCATCAGCATCAAAGTCGTGGAGCGAAAATAT